CTCAACGAAGCGCCTCATCCGATCCCTCCGCAAATCGCGCAGGAATCATATCGCAAGAATCAGGTGAACCGCCGCGTTTTCACACAACCAGGGTCATCCGCGTCGGCTCTGCCGACTATGACGCATGTCTGGTTTGAGGATAACATCGGAATTGTCGCGGCGACGCAGGCGGGCAGGCGCGACCAAACTGAAGCCTCAAAAAATTACGCTGCGCCTTTGGCGTCGCGGATGCAAAAGCTCTCGCTTGCCTCGTCGACCTGCCACGGCCGCGGGAAACGCCGCGCTGATCGGCGGGTGGCGGGGTGCCAGCTTCACCGATGCGTCTTCCGTTCGAATTCCCTCAAGCTGGAGTACGATCCTCAGCGCGGTCGAGACCTCGGCCCACGTCCTGCTTTCCTTCGGCCGCACGCCGCAGCAGCCCGGCAAACTGGCGCCAGCCGAATTTCGATCGGTATTCAGGGGGTAGGTGTTTCTCGACCAGAACCCGAACGTCGGCGAGCGTCATCAGCTCCATGACATCCGGAATGATGATCGCGCGCGGCAACGGCCGCGACCAGTTCGGGGCGGGCAAGTAAGAAACTCCTCACGCAAAACGCTACGCAACTACCGCCGATATAGTCAGCCTGCTGATGGAGTCGAGGTTTCCGGTCTTATTCCGGGCTTAGGTACTGACTCCTTTCCAAGGGGGCCAGTACCCCGCCAAAGCCTCAACAAGGCGGCGTCCGGGTATTTCAACTCCCATTCATTAAACGCTTGGGGATTATCCTCAAATGGGAAACGACCATTGAGCTTTCATTTTTCAACACGTCCTTTGCGGTGCTCCGGATACCATCAAGGACGTTCCCCTTGAAACGCGGGCTATTAGGATCGGTATCGAAATCAACCTCGACGACTAGAGTCTTGACCAGCTTCGACTTCTCTGCCGTCCACTCAAACCACGTTCGAGATACCCTCTCGATCCGCTCTAAATGCTGGCGCACTCTCGCTTTGGTCTCGTTGCTCATTCTGTGTGTTCCTTTGTTGTAAGGCTTCCCCACGGCTCAAGCCGGGGCTTCGCGCTCGCAATTCGTTCAAGCCGACCAATGTGTCCCGCCGGATCGCGACTGGTCGCGGTCCTTCGCCGCCTTACCGCGCGGCTCTTCGTAGTCCATTGCCATCAGCCCGAAGGAGTCGGCAGCGTGCGACGACCAATCGTGCTCTGGCCCCAAGCCGATCTTGCGCTGCTCGTCTTTCTTCTCATGGTAGTAGCCAAGCGCGTCTCGGCCTGCCTCGGTGGTCGCTTCGTTAAACCAGCAACGCGGCAGAACGCGCCGGACCGCTTCAATGCGCATGCTCGCCGCACCGGCGCCACTGTTCTTGATCGGCGGATTGCATTCGAAACCAGCGTCCGCCCAATGGTCGACATACCGCTTGGCAGTGGCGTTATTGACGTTCGCGCCGTCGTGCGGCGTGCAGATCAGGGCGTCCTTCCAGCCGCGCTTGCGCATCTCGTTGGCGTAGTAAGTGATCGGCTGGCCGATGCCTTCGATATAATCCAACACGCGGATTTCGCGGCCGACGAATTGAACCACCCAAATTGACGTGGCATCCGCCTTGGCGCCGGCGCCGCCAATGTCGAGGTAAGCGCGAACGGGAAGAACCGGATCAAGGCCGACGCGCGAGATGCGGCCCTGCTGTTTTGCAAAATTCAGCCCATGGGCGAAGTACGCCCCCTCGAAGGCGCGCGCAAAGTCGCCTTCCCAAATATGTTCAGCACGCTCGGGATAAAGCTCGAGATCGAGCTGGCGCTCGTCTTCGAGAACTTGTGGGAACCAGGGATTGTCGCGCCAATTGGCTTTGACCACGATCGCGTTGTCAGGCTTTTTCTGGCGCAGGAACTGATCGATGGCGTCTTTCGGGCGACGCGGATTCCAGTTTGCCCAGATTTCTGAGCCTTCGACGCGGATCGTCGGCCGCAGCAACGCGAGGCTGCGCTCGCTTAAGGTTTGGGCTTCCTCGATCCAGCAGATGCGGAAGCCCTCGAGCGACTTGATCGACTCTGCCGTGTGGTCCTGCATGCCCTGGAAGATGATCAGCCCACCGCCAGGCGTTTTGATCCGATCGTGCAGCACTTCGAACAAGCTGCCGACCTTGTGCTCGATAATCTTGCTCTCGATAAGCCGCTTGGCGGATTCCTTCAGCGTCTTTTGCGTTTCGCGGACGCACACGGCGAGCGTACTAGGGGTTCGAAGGCATTCCTCGACGAGGAGCTCGGCGAAGAAATGCGACTTGCCGCTGCCCCGGCCGCCGTAGGCGCCCTTGTACCGACCCGGCGCCAGGAGCGGCCGAAAAATTGCCGCTGTCGGGATCGCGAGCGTGTACGGCTGCTCGTCGCCGTTAGGCAGCGGGGTGGTCCGCTCGATGCGTGGAAACTCGGTCGATTCCTGGCCCGTTGCCGGATCGATAAAATAACGAGTGATCGTCGGAAGCATCGATTTAAGTTCGGCGCGGTGCTGACGAATCAGATCGAGGAGCGCGCTCAATTCACCGTCCCCGGATGTAGGTCATGGAATAAATCCGTCTGCTCAGCATCGTGATCGGTTGCCGCACTTGTCAGCAGCCGAGCCTCCAATGCCGCGACTTCATCCGGAGTTAGCTCGTTCAGCTTCTTGTGCATGACCGAAGCGTCGATCATCTGCAGCGGTCGGCCATAACCGCGGTCGAGCAACTCGCGAGCGGCCGCCAGTTGATTGCGTTCCACACCCTTGCGGCAGATCTTCACCAGGGTCGACACCGCAAGGTGCGCATAGCGCCGGGCCTCCTTGGATAAATCGCCAATGTGCTTACGCTTCAGGCCGCCCGGGTTACCGGATTGCCCTTTTTTGAACCCGCCGACGCCGGACGGATTGTTGTTTGGCATTGCTTCATTCCTGTTTGACTTGCCCTGAGGCTGAATCGGCCTGAGGACCTCTTGCTTGGACGCCACTCACGCTACGCACCTCGCTGGGTCACCCACTGGTTGCGTTCGCGACAGCGCTTGTTTTGTTCCACTCAACCGCCACTCAATAAGCCAGAACGCCTGCAGGAACGAAACCGTTGCGCGTCGACCAATCGCGACAGCAAGCTCATCGTTATATGGCTTATGCAGAAAGTGTAGCCAATGCTACAACGTTTCGGCGCCCGGTCGCCTCGACTCTGACCGAGGCCATAGGAGAGCAACCTCGCAATGAGCGGACGCCAATTGGCTTTGGTGTTCACTGCACCCAGCCTTTCCGCCGGGCAAGCGCTTCAAGCTCAAGCGAGACGAGTCCGGTTTTTTCTTCATCGATAGACCCATCGTCATCGTCGCTTGCGCGCGCGCGCGGCTCTGGACTCCGAAGAGAGGAAGACTCTTTTCTGGATGTAGTTGTAGTTAGTTGAACGGACCGTTGAACGGCCGTTGGTCCTAAGCTCTTGAGAAGATTGATGTCAGCCTTTCTCTCTCTTAGCCTGTGAGGCAAGACCGGCCTCTCCGGCACTTCGTATCCTACTTAGGGCTGCATCTACCTCCCTATCTGCGGCCGCGCTTCGCAGCTTGTTTCCGAGGATGTAGAATTTTCCTAGATCCAATAGTCGCTGCCGTATCCGTTTCCATACTCGGACATCGACGCGCAGCCAGCCGGCGATCAGCTTGGCGTCATCATCGATCGCACCATCGTGTGCATAGATCAGATCGGTGATCGTGATTTCGGCACCGCGCTCTTCAAGCGTGAGCACCGCCATGCCCGTCAGCGCGGCGTTTGGATCACGCTTGTACCATTTGACCATGCCCATTACGTCGCCTCCGTTTCTTCCAAAAAACGGAGTGGCGGCAACGAAATCTTGCGTCGCTTCGACCTGACGAGCGCGGCTTGATTTGTTGCGTCATCTGCAATCTGTGCACTCCGCCCGGACTCGCCCTCCGGGCCTTTCCTTGTCATGGGTCTATTCCATAGCTCTCCTTTCGCCGGATGCCGGCCGGCGCCAGACGCGGATCAACGGACTGGTTTGGTTTGCCACTTGCGACAAATTCGCTAGGCCGCCGACGGCGGCCGCAGGCGCAAGTTTGCCAATTTATAAGAATGTGCCGTTGCAATAGCGGCGATCAGCGTAACCCAATTTCATTCCGTTCCTCACTGCTCCTTGCCGTTTCGCGCCGACCGACTGGCTGACTGGACTCAATGATTTCAACGGCCTATGACAAACCTTCTCTTAAGCATGCCGTGGCGATTGGGCGCGCGCTCTGCGAGGTGTCTTCTCCCAAAGGGGAGGCGCTTCCGATGGTCGAAGGTTGGCAGGCC